ATGCCAACATATCATCGATATCGAATGAGAATTGACGATTCAAGAAAATTACGTTCTCTTGGATAGCTCCTTGCTTGTCTAAGCGTTGGATGATTGAATCGAAGTCAGACAAAGTAGTTGGATTACCACCTGCCCAAACGTTACCACGAGAAGCAACTGTCTCGAACAAACCATCAGTACCAGCAGCACCAGGTTGTACGTTAGAAGCAGCAACTGTCAAGTAAGTCAAAGCACCTGAACCTGATTCAGCAGGAACACCTTCAACCATTGACATCTCTAAGTAATCTTCGAAACGTAAACGAGTCTCGTGCTCAGATTTGATGTACCATAAGTATCCTGTAGCACCATTCTCAGAAGTTACTTCAACCCATCCGATTTGAGCCATATCAGAACCAGATACTGTGTACTTGTCCTTGATGATAATAGGCTTGTTTTCGAAGAAGATGTCTTCTGATTCTAATGAACCAACCATTCCAGTAGATCCTTTAGTGTATTCAGAACCGTAAACGAAAGCAGTTGATACAGTAGATGCAGCAATTGTTTGTCCACCACCTGCGTAGTAAGCTACAGTAAATGTATCGTTAGCAGAGTCAACTGCAGTAATGATCGCTTTATCTGAAGCAGAACCTGAGTTCGCAGATAAGAATACAGTTTGGTTAACACGGAAGTTAACTGATACGTTTGAATCATTCACAGTCCATGTTGCAGTATCAGCACCAGCTACAGCTGTAGTTGTTACGTTAACATATTTTGTGTGTAAACGACCCTGCTCTGCCCACTTAATTAAGTCAGAGTTAGATGGCATCTCTGCTCCTACTAAACGTAAGAAAGATGCAATAGAGCGATTACCATAACGCTCGAATTCTTTCTCATAAGTATCTGGAAGATACTGGTTCATGAAGTCGAAGTTGGTAATGTAGTTAGTAGGCAATGTTGCCTTTACCGCTGAGGGTTGTAATTGAAAACCCGGGGTAGCTTGAACTGATCCAGCCATTGTTTAAAAATTTGGTTTTGGTTTTAAAATTATTTAATCCGGAGTCTATTTCCATGATCGCTATCCAAAGCCGTTACCTTAAATCCACCTTTGTCAATTGGTTGTCCTGTTGTACGAACGGAGCCCATGTCGATATTCTTGCTTTGTTTAGCAGATTGGTCAATCGCATCAGCTTTACCTTGTTCGTAAAAGAATTTCGCAAATGAATCAGGATTCATGGCTACAGCTATCGTCTTGTGATAGGATTTAGCATCCTTGATATAACCATTATCATCAACAAAATTGTTGAAGAACTTGGAGATATCCATTTGTTTGTTTTTTAAGTCCTCAGGATTCGATGGTTTCCAAGACACATCCTTATCTCCAATACCGAACTTGAAACCTTCAAATTCATTAGAGAATAATTCATTAGTCTTTTGCACAAAGAATTCTGACTTCTTTGATTGCTCCTGCTGTTGGGCAGTAAGCGTACTCATATATTCCTTATAAGATTGCAAAGCCTCTTGGTCCTCAGAAGAGACAGAAGGTGTACCAATCGACTCGAGTGGTGCTCTGTACTTTTCTTTTTGTTCCTCGAAATACCTTGTTGCCTTAGTAAGTTCTTTTTTAAATGCAAGTTTTTTCTTTTTAATGTCACGCTCGTCATCAAGGTCCTCATCATAGCCAAATTTATCAGCCATCTCATATTGGATATCATCATCATCCAATTCAGGGTTCATCTCCTTAAAATACGTAGCTAACAAACGCTCAGGTTGCTCACTTGAGAAATCCTTATTAACACGATAGAAGTCTTCTAGTCCACGACCTGTTTCTTTCTTGAATCGATAAAACGCTTCAACGTCCTCAGGAAGTAATTCCTTTTGAGGCTCAACAGGTGTAAACAAATCATCTAAAGAGCCAACCTCTCTATTATACTTGCTTTTCAAATATGAAAGAACGTCTTCATCGCCAAATGATGACTGAGGAGTCGATTGCTCTTCTCCTGTACCACCTGCTGTGTCGGGTGCAGCAGAAAGGTCTAACTTAATTTCTTCAGATTGATCGAACTGCTCGATACCTGTTTTTTCCTCGTGTACTTTAAGTAGAGTTTCTTCTACTTCTTGGACAGACTTCTCTTCATAGTCTACCAGTTTTACTTGAAAATTTTCCATTATTATTTAATTTAATTTGTGCAAAAGTAGTAATAAATTTTATCTTGGATTAAACTGCTCTAAATCAAAGCCGCCTAGAGAGTCTTCTTCTGACTCAAAGTTCATAGCAGGCAAGTCTTTTTGGCGTTGCTCAATTAGCTTAGACTGCTGAGTTGCTTGTAGTTTTGTTCTATTATCCTTAGCCTTCTCTTTGTCCATGTCTAATTGCTTAACCTTCTCAACCTCCATACCACGCAACTGCATATTGTACTCAAATTCACGTTGCATTAATTGCTCTTTAATCTGAGCCTCCGCTTGCATGCGTTGAATATCAAACTGCATTTGAGCTTGAGCTAACTGTGCTTTTGCTTGAGATTCAGCTTGAACTTTTTGCAATGTTGCTTGTGCTGCGGCCTGAGAAGACTGAATATTTCCTTGAGTTTGCATTTGAATTTTTTGCTGCTCTTGCTCCATATCCTGTCTTTGCTTATCCTTGCGTTTAACCTTAAGCAATTCGTTAGCAAGTTTTATATTCTTCATCTGACGAATATCAATTGCATCTTCCAGTCCGATTTGATCTCTTTGTAAAGCAATCTGAATATTAGCTTCTAATTGTGCTTGTTGCTCTTCATCAGGTGATACTTCAATAAATACACCAAAATCGTGCAAATATAAATCCTTTATTTCCTCCAAGATACCTACAGCATGTTTACCAATTTGCATAGTGAACTCTTCTTTGAAATCAGAGTACTCTAAAATATCTGCAACACGACAAGAAATGGCTTCAGATAAACGCTTAGTAATAAATAAGCTTCCTTCTAAGATATGACGTGTAGCTGTATTTGAATTAAGGGCAGCAAGTTTTTGTACACCTACCAATGCATCAGGGTTTGGAGTTGATGCATCTCTAGCTTCATTTAACCCGGTAACATCCCTGATCATTGATAGGTACTGATTATACGCATTAATTAATGCGGTGATTTTTCCTTGACCACTATTAGTGTTAAGTTCTTGAATAGGTATTTTCCCATGATTGATATCTCCATCAACTGTCATGCTTCGACCAATTACACTACCAGTTTGGAAGTATAAACGCAAAGCATCTTCAGGATTATACGCAGCCCCTGTCCCCAAGTCAACTTCGTTAATACCATCGGCATCAATGTAAACACCATCAGGCACAACACGTTGTAAGACTTGTTGTAGTTTTAAATGTGTAAGTTGAATCAAGTCAGCAAAAGGAATCATTCTGCGAGTCAATGACTCGATAACTCCCTTATACATACGTGGTGCAACAGCAACATATTGAGGCAAAGCATATTGAGATGCAGACTTAGGGCGAACCATGTTCTTCGCAAGCTCCCACTTAAGTAAGTAACTTGACCCCATAACCATTACACCTTCGTACCAAACATCAATACGTTTTTCAACACGCTCAAAACGCTCCTCCATTCCTTCTGGAACTTGGAAGTTTTCATCTTTCTCAATTACTTTTGATCCTCCGTTGTCTGTGTATTTCTTTTTGTAAACATACGTCTTATCAGTCTTGTAATTAAAATACATGAGCGTAACAACATCTCTGTTGAATAAATCACTACGATAAGGGCGAAGTACGCCATAGTAATTATACCAAGCTGTCCCAAGCTGTTGAATTTCTGCCAATTCTTCATTAGTAATATTCGGCTTGATTTTAATAAGTTCGGTAATAGGTACCTGCTTAACTTCTCCAAAATAGAAGCAATCGTCAAACGTAGGCGACTCCGTATAACTGTATACCATGTTAGCAGGATCGACATATTCTATTCGCACTCCTGTTCCTGGAACAAAAGAATGTTTGACCATACCAATACCAATAGTAGTGATATCGTAGTCAACTCTTTTCCGTACATCGCTATAGTGGTTGACATCTAAAAGAGTATTAATAGCTACTTCTTCAGCTATCTCAATAGCAGGTTTATACTTAAGCTGCATATAAAGATTTAACTCTTGTTCGGTAGATGGAAGTTCTTCTTCTGGAATATTAAAAACATCAATACCGGTATCTTGCTTTACACTAGATAGATATTCTTTAGATACCATATCAGTCTGAACCATTTCCTGGAATTTGCTTTTCTTTTCAATAGACATAGCATCTTGTGCATATGCCTTAACCTCGAAAAGACGATCATTCATTCCGTTAACAACGATATCAACAAACTTAGGAATGATTGGTACAGGTGTCCAGTCTAAGTTAATATGAGACATATCCCCATCAACTTGAAACTGCTCCTTGTATTTAGCAATAGGTTGCTCTCCACGAGCATATAGCCTAATACGGTGAAAGTCAATCCATTGAGAATAGTAGCGACAGTTGTTACCTGTCTTGGCAAACCATTCCCACATGATACTTTGTCCTACTTTTAATCCAAACTCTTGAGATGCTTTCTCTGCATCCGTTGCCAACTGTGTTGGGAAGTTGGTCGGATTAATCATTATTAAAGGGTCGTTCATATATTTTTCAGTCTACTCGCTGAACCGCTGTTATCGTATCTTGCAAATTTAATGCTAATTTTTGACTCTTTTTTCTCGGGCAGATAAATATGTTTCTGATTAGCCATAATAGCTAATCCCGAACTAATAGAAGCATCATACTTTGTTCTATCATTAACATTGAATTTAGACCAATCCTGTAGAGTTCTAGTGAAAGGCATATCTCCAATTTCGTCTGGATTTCGATATGTTCCTTCTAAATCGTATCCCACATACTTCTCGATGTAAGTACCGATTCCAGCTGCGTGTGCCTGTTTCATATCCTCACTCGAAGATGGTATACCGCCAATCTCAATTTCAGTAAACGACAACTTTGCTTTGTGCTTATCCGGTCTATTCATTGAGAAACCACGATAGCCACGATTCTTAAAGTGATATAGCAATCGGGCTTTATTATTCTCAGCAAGTATTGGCATACCATAGAATACGCAAGCCATCAACACCTCTTCAAAAAATATCTCTGCTGTCTGTGGACGAGCAATGTATTCTAAGAAGAACGCATTTGATGGAGCATTCGCCATATTAAACTTAGTGAGACCATGAAGAGAGCCATTCGAACCACCAAAAGTAGCACCCGAAATATCATAAGGGTCACATCCAAAAGCCCCAATGTGTTCGTTAAGAGGATAACGTGTTCCATTTTTAGTTACAAAATTATTACGCAATGCTATTTCAGGTATCCATGACACTAAGAATCTTCCGTTCTTATCAGGGGTCCAAATAACTTCTGTATCTTTCTCTCCGTTCTTCCAATGAAAGAACCCTTTTGTCAACACGTGATCCTGGATCAGACCATCATTGTAGTCGATTTGCTGATAGATTTTAGTTAAGTTATAGATAGATGACTTTGTCTCATCACGGAATGCGTGAGACTCTGTTCTTGGGAACTGACGATAATGCTCGTTTAATGCATCTGGATTTGACTTTAATGAAGAAACTTCGTTATTCCAATATTCAATTACACCATCGGATACGAATAATCCATCCTCATTCTTAACTGGTATTTCTGGCGTTTCTAATATTGCGTGACCGTATTGATCAATGTATCCCTCATAATTATACTCCATCGGAATAAAGAGCGAATAAAGACCCGATATCGTCTGGCCATTTTTGTTTCTTTTCGTAACGTCTGAGTCATAATATAATTTTTTATAGTTTTCACCTCCCTTGTCCAATGCGTTCGAAGTTGAACCCATCATACACTTACCAATAATCCTGGCACCTAGACGAAGACAAGTCTTACGAATACGCCAACCATTCTCAATGTTCATTGGCTTCTCTAACTTTGCAGCCTCATCCTCAATTAAGAAACGAAGCTTCTCACCATCGTATGAGTTGTCTGCTGTGTTACGCCAGTCAATTGATGTATCCAATCCATCCATCTCCTCATCCTTCTCTTGATCCATATTCTTGCGTGTAATCTTTTCTGCAGGAACACGGAAAGCAAGTTCAGTCTTTGGTGTTGTCATACCATCACGCACAGGCTGAAAGAAGAACGGATAGTTGTTTGCAATCGGAACTACCTTATCAGTAAACATTTTCTTCGCATCGGGTCCTGTTTTAGAAACCATACCAATACGAGCATCTTTTGCTAAAGTAGCAATATCTACTGATACGGAGGAGGCCATAAAAGAAAAACCTGAACGTCTATTTTTTAGATAGCACATACCAAAGCACCTAGTGTCTGCTTTACAAGCTTCCCAAAATAAAAAGAATATTCTATTTGATTCACGAAAATGTGGATGACCAACATCAGTCTTAGACCAAGTTAAGTACATATAATGGTGCCCAGATATATAAGTCTTTACACCATTATTTATAAACCAGTAGCCGTATTCCCTTCGATCGAACTCTTGCTCAATGAAGTCCACCCATTGGTTTTTAAATGTGTTGTCTCGTCTGTTCCAATCAAATATTGTTTTGATACGAGATAATTCACGTGGCAACTCAATCGGTTCCCACTTATCACCCTTATAATTTACTTTGTTTGGCGTGTTAGGTAAAGCTACTCTAAGATTCTGAATATCATATATATCACCGATAGTTCCATCTTTAGAAATAACCACCATGTCAAACTCTGGATTATATCCATACTCCCATTCTTTCTTGGCATTTTTTTTGTCAAGTATTTTTTGTGGAACGATATCAGTCAATACTTTGTGTAAACTCATATTTTTTTAAGAAATATAACTTGTATTAATCTAGCATCAATACCACTTCCGTAATTTTCAAATATATTTCTAGAATGCAGTATTTGCGAGTCAAAAACAAATGCTCTATTAAATTTTGCACCCACAACAACAGAAGGTTTATCGTATGTACACAAAGAACCTAACCATCATATTAGATGAGCAAGATAACCGAGTTAAAGAAGCGAATAATTGATTCAGGATACCGAGCTGTAGAAGAATTAATTAAGGTT